GGGCGCATGCGCCAGTCAAGATAATGATGGACGACGCGGTTTTTCATTTCGGTCGCAAAGATTTCGCGGTCCTTCGGGACAGAAACAGTAAAGGCATAGTTGGAGTCGGCACGGAAGGTTCTTTCGTTCAGTTCCTTCCATAATTGCAGAAGATTGGCCTCAAGGTTCATCTCGAAGCGGACGGTATCGCGAGACCTGCGCTTGTTATCGCGGGCCTTGTAGTACACCAAGAACAGATCTTCCAACTTTACCATTTATGCCGCTCCACGGAAACGATTCATCAAGTTCGCAACGCCGCAAGCCCTATTGTTGTTATTGAAGTTGTTGTTGTTGATATTGCCTGTCGAATTAAGTAACCACGTATTATTATTATTGAAACGCGCGGGAACCCAGCGGGCCAACCCAGCACAACACGCAAGAACTGCGCGGTTGATGGCGAATACCGATAACAGATTAAATGAATCTTTCGCCACCTCTTGGTTTATCGTTTCCCGAGACATCGACATTGTTTGACTCGATGCCTGCCGGTGTTTTACGGGACCTGACGGATTTTCGCCATTTCCCGATGCCTTTTTCTATTCTCTCCATATATTCAGCTATCGCCGAATAGTTCGTAATCTTGATGATGTTCAGTTCTTCCTTACTCTCGCCTGAACACATTCTCATAAGGCTTCTGAATTCATAGTAGCAGAAAAGGAATTTTTCTGTTTCGGCAACACGCACATCGGCGAAATTCCAGGCATGGCTGAAATGTGACAGCATGGACAGTACGTAGTTCATCAGCCTGTCACCGACGACAACACGGTCCTTTTTAGGCATGTCATATATCGACTTGTGTACCTGCTTCAAAAGCATTGTGCAGTCGATATAAATTTCCTGTTTTTCAACAAGCCTGGTCTTTTCGTCTTCTTTTTTCATGTAGTCCTTTTCTGCACACGGCACGGCTTTGAAGGCCGTGCCGAAGGAGGTAAATTATAAGGCCAAGAGCGCAACGCCGCAAGCCCTATAGCTGTAAGCGAAGTGGTAGAAGCTGATATAGCCTGCCGAATAAAGGAACCACGTATTATAATGATCGAAACGCGCGGGAACCCAGCGGTAAACATTTGATGACGGGTTAATCGGATAGGCCGAAGACATCCCGGCATTTGCAAATGCCTGGTGGATAGGGTCCGAACCGTCAACCTTCATCTGCGAGAAGATGTCCACGATTTCGTCAAGTCCAGGCATGTACCAGTCACCGGCATTCATGCCGTCAACAGAAGCCGTGGAATGGGCCTTAAGCGTTTTGGCATAATGGATGGCGGTAAACATGTAATCGGTCGTTACGCCATCGCGCTTCGTGTACACGACGCTTTCGGCAATAGCACATGTTTCCGCGCCTTTGCCGGCGTAAGCCTTCATTGCACCGCCATTGACCGGATACTTCGGCATAAGATCATCAAGGTACTTGTCATAAGTACCATAATAAGCTTTAAGCACTGAAGTATTGTTGAAATTCGTTTCACTATAATAGCCGTCGTGAGCTACCTGGTCAACCGGCGAGCCCTGATTTGACGCTTTTACCCTGACAACATCCTTGTTCCAGATAGAATAATAATTCGAATTCACGCCATCGTTGCGACGAATAGTGGTGTTATTCGAAGCCATGCCAGCAAGCGTCCACATGTTATTGTTGGATATAGGTCCATTTGCAACAGCGGTATTCTTGACAACTCCAACTTCATATTGTCTATAAGACGGACTTGAGTCAAAATCAGCGATGACCCAAATCCTTCCGTCCAATTTCTCACAATGCCAGTTGTAGTTGGCGACGATATCGCTGTCGTATGACTTTCCGCCCGCATTGCCTGAAGCCTTGAGATGCGTGTCAATCTTCGACACAGCGTCATCAATATCTGTCGGAGTGAATACAAGCGCGGATCCGATGTCGACCATCGCGAAGGTATTTGTCCCGGTGCTCTTTCTCTGCTGGAACTGAATCGTGTTGGACGAACCGTACACGACGCCAGTAATTTCCCACGCCCAGCACGAAGTGAATCTTATGCCGGTATTTTCGTTCTTATGCAAGACTAAAGCCTTTCCGCCCTTGCGAAGCGAAACGACACCGACAAATTCCCACCCGCTAGGGATGGATGCACTCTTTACAGTTGCACCATCAACGAAATGGAGATTGCCATTTCCGTCAGCATATACAGCAGTTCCAACGCGCACAGACTTTCGCGGAACTTCGACATTCACGCCGTCAAAATGAAGTTTTCTTGTATCGGCCTCCATTGATACGGTTGACTTACCGAGAGTTGCGCGAGCACTAGCATCACTATTGTATGCGTTTTCGTTTTCGTATTTGTTGATATACTTTGTATCAGACATTTATATTCTCCTAAGTAGAGCTCACAACATTGATATCAATGTTGTTCAAGATAAGCATTCCGTTTGTATCGTCGAACTCGGCATCGATAATGTCTTGCTTTTCTTTTACCTTGTCAAGAACCTTGCCCGTAAGCAGTGCAAGCTGTTCACCCTTGATGACATCGTTATTGTAGTCGCTAGGCGTAATAGGCATAATTTCCTCCGGTTAAGTCGTAGCGCCCCACGCATTGGCAAAAAGGGCGTCAACTTCATCATTTGTCATAAATGTCAAAGCATCCTGTTTTCCAGATATATCCTGGTGACGGGTAAGCACCACAGCAGATGTTCCATTTTTTAGCTGGATGGTTGACTTGTCTGCATTGGCGCCGGTCCCTGGAGTGACAGACATTTCCGACTTTTTAGCCAAATCAGAAGCATCAATGTTTTCGCCATTAACCTTAAGATTCTGCGTATCGACGGAATCGAATTTCTTGTTTCCAAGATTACCATTTACGGAAAATTCTTCAAGATCTTTGATTCTGGCTTCATGGTTGTTCAATGCAGCCGCAACAACCTCATCTTTTTCAGCAGAATCTTCAGCATCAGTAAAATCTTCTGGACTAAATCCACTATCAACAGGATTGCCGTTTGCATCAAATACAGCAATGTTTCCAGCAACAGCATCGGCGTCAGGGTCAGCTTTGCCATTCGCGAGGTCATACGCTTTTTTTACCGCCGCCGGCGTCGCAGCAACCCCATCATTAACACCGCTGTTCGAATCTACAGCAGACGACAACGCTACAAGCCCCGTTCCGCTTCCATTTCCTGTCGGAATGTCGTCGAATGTCGGATTTACATCACCATTTTCATCCTGTTCGAAACGAGTCAAAGTCTTGCGCACGCCACCGAGCGCACCAGCCTGTGACGGAACTCCAGTATCAACTGGATTCTGTTTAATCTTGAACTCGCCGTCCATTTTTTGCCAACCGTGAATAGTGGTAGGCGTGTCATTGACAACTGTAGTTTCCTTGAAGTAAACGAGGTCCGAGCCATCGATGACAGGGATTGCCCCCATAACATCATGTTCATAGCCGTCTTGGACATATCCAATATTAGGCTCGCCAGTCGTGGCATCGGTTCCAAGACCAGTGACACGCACATGTTCGCCGTTATTCAAATTGGCATAGTTCCAAGTATTGATTACAGCGACAGTCTTTTTGCCTTTGTATGTTCCACTTACTCGACCGTCTACATAGCTTTTTACCTGGCCATGGGTCGCAAGCTTGTCGTTTTGGCCGTCAGCAATACCGGTGCCTCCGGTATTGGCAACACTGACAATATTGAGTCTGTCATGCTCAATTGTACCGGCTGCTATTTTCGGATTTGTAACGGCCCCGTTCGCAAGCTTATCTGTTACTACTGCACCATTAGCAATGACAGCAGAAATAGTCACATTCTCATGAAAATCTGTGGATACAGAGCCGACAACATCGCCTGAAAGTGCTATAGTAATGGCATCCTTCAGTGATAACGCTTTAATTTGATAAATAACGTTATTTGTAGCGTCTTTAATATAAAATAAGCTTTTGTAAGTTGGATCAGGCATTATTTGCCTCCATTTTTGTGAAGGATTTTATAAACGGCTTTATCACCATCCATTTGTTTAAATTCAATTTCAAACTCATCACCATTTGCATCAACAAAATTTTGCAACGATGTCAAGTCGAAAACTTTCTTACCAATGGCATCCGGACAATGGTCCGTAATATAGTCTGACAAAAGACGAATAATCTGCAAAAACGTATCATAAACACTTTGCGTGACAAATACAGGAATTTTAAAAGGAATCTTGGCAACACATTTGCCACCAGATTCACAAATTCGATCTATATCATACGCAATCAAAAAATCTTCTTTAACGCTCATAACAGCTCTCCTGTATAAAACATCATAGTCCCGACCCCCTCATGATCCGGTGGAGCAATTTTCAACCCACCTGCCTCGACACGGGCGATTTCTTCACGAATATCAGGATGAGCTTCTAAATTCACATTATGAGCACCGACAACAGACTCAACATAACCAGTAACAGACAAATTTGTTATCGGTTCACCAGTTACAGGATTTACACCATGACCGATAGAAACAGATCCATCATAAGAAACAACATCGTTCGAAGAACCACCGCCAGACGCAGACTTTTTGTCAATAAAGTCGTTTACAGGCTCAGAAAACGCCTCGGCGATATTCTCCATGGCTTTCTTGCGGCTGGATTCAGAAGCGTCCTTTATAACAACGTTTTTTTCTCCAGCTATAGCAAGCCGTTCTTTCAGCGACTCAACAAATTCTTCCTGAGGATCATTCGTCATTAAGGCCTCACAATTCAACTTTTTTATCGGCACAAACAAAGCCAACCAATTTATTCAGCAATCGGCTGTTTTCGTCAATCTTATCGTCAATTTTGTCCATCTTGTTTTCGACATTTGCAAAACGTTCATCCCATTTCTGCAAGGAAACTCCATGGCCATTCACCCGTTCTTCAAGACGGACAAAACGCTCAACGAAGTTTTCTTCAGTTTTTTTTACTTCACGCCCGGAATGAAAAGCTTTTACAAGAGCCCCAACAGCAGTCAATGTTGCACCAATATCAAATCCAGTAATATCCATAACGCTACCCAATCATGTAACGGTCCATAACCCACGACCCGGAATTGACAGAGAACCAGTGATCAACGCCCGGAGCAAGCACACACAAGTTATTTTGATTCCACTTTACAAAAACAAAGCCATCATTAGATACAGCCATGTTTATCACATGCAATTTAAGACCTTCCGACGGCGATGCCGTAATATTAACGGTTCTTTGTGGATGGCCACTAACACCAGACAATACAACAGCTCGATAACGCTTCCTGGTAGATCCGAAGACCGCGTTATCGATTTCAATATCTTCCGTTCCACCATAATCCTGAACAAAATCTACAGCCGAATACAGAGCTTTGAAAGTTGCCGAATTAGACGCTAAAACATTCAAAGAGGAATTTCCAAGAACAGCTAAATCACCCTCACAAAGAATTCCCTCCCTTGATGTCAATCCTTTTGTAATAATACCATACGTAAGGACATTAAGCCACCCATCAAAATCAGCGCCACCAGCGACATGCAAAGAACCTGCTACATTAAGATTCTTTAGAATCGAGACGCATTCGTTTATAAGAAGCCACACAACATTCTGAATTTCAGATCTTTGGAGTTTGACGCCATGAATCGTAACTGCATCAGGGTCTATAGTAGTTTCTGTACCGGGATGTTCCGGGTCCTGAACTGAAACCGAGCTTTTAAAAACACAGTCAAGCGTTTCGCGTAACAAATTGTAGAGCTGGTTGTTGTCAGACGGATCAAGTTGGATCCCATTTAGCTCTAACAAGTTGCAGATTTCTTCCTGTAAAGCATTAAACCATTCCGCATTCGCACGCGTTCCGCGTCGCAATCCAGGAACGCCATTTTTAAAAACGCCATCTTGTTCTGTCGAAATTCTCTGCATTACGCAACCTCAACTTCATACTGGAATAAAATTTTTACATGTGCCGGGCTTTCATCAAGGACTACAGCTTCATAATTCGAATCGCCATAATCAAGAAGCCTATCGTCACAATATCCATCACACTCAAAGTAAGTAACATTTCTGGCAGCGACATTTGACTTGACAATTACATAGAAATTGCTATCGTCACCTCCAACAAAATCAACGCCAGCAAACTTTTCCGGATTCTTCCAATATTCATAGACATCGACATCGAGACCAAATAAATTCGCAACAGACTTGATGTAATTTACAGAACATCCGCATTCGTCTCTAGAGATTCTAAGAATTTCCTTTTTTCGGTCCGTATCCGAATCAAATTCTAGACCTTTTTTGGGCAGTCCAAGTTCATTTTCCCACAACATCAGTTCAGTCGTCGATACCGGTGACGACTCCGTTACCAAGAGCCGCAGCATATTGTATGCCGCAAGAATTCCTGCCGCAAAACCCGAAAAGAGTTTCCACCAATTTCCACCGACACCCGTAAACCACGCGAAACCACGCGGCATGAGACCAATCAAGGCATGGCGAAAATCCTCGGCAGTACGTCGAGGTAAATTCCAAAGCTTATGTTCGCTACGCTGCACAGGCATTAGCCTTCCCCATTTACAAGCTCAAGGTTACTATCTAGGACTTTTGCAACTTCGGCATAGCGATTGGCGGCATTAAGATTCATTTGCACAGATGTAAGAGCGTTCCACGAATTTCCGGACTTTACCTTAAATTCGCTTACCGTAAAAAGTTCAGCAGATGAGTTCGCACGGATTTCAACCGAAAATTCGCTGAACGAAAAAGACGACCCTGGTTTCATTTTCCGGAAGAAAGTCTTGATTGCAGACGTTACGCTATTCCGCACAGATGCAGAAAACGGAGCCACAGATGCCTTGATTTTAACTTCAATCGGAGTCACGCTAAAAACACGAATATCAGCAGTAATCGGTCGTCGAGAATCATCATTGATCCAGTCTTCAATCACCGAAGTTTTGCCAACCGGTACGGTGTAATCGCTGTTATGGTAATTGGCGACAGGGATGCTAACGGAATTTGTGTTCGGTGTATTCGGGAAAACGAAAGCATCCGTAACATACGGGAAACTCATCACCCACTGCCAATAGTCATTTTTTGAACCGCCATGCGGCTGGTTGCGGACGCGATTTAGCAGGCGTTCGCGATATTCCATCGAGGTTTCGCCCCAAAGCTGGGCATTGCCATCTACCATGACTTCAATGGAGCTTCCACCAACAATTGAATCGGCCTCCATCTTTTCTATGCCATCGACAGCACTTTCCTTGAACTCTAAAAGTTCTCCATCCCATAAATTGTAATTATCACCAGCTTCGACAGCACGAACCGGCAACGAGTTCGAAGAACTTGTAACCGTCGTTGTTTCAGTAACCTCAAAATCCAATCCGGTCGTCGAATCAGTCAATAGCGTTCCGGAAACAACTTCAACATAAGAAACACCTTCAGATAGAGTTACAATAACATAACCTTCCGCTTTCTGTGGCGGCTTATGAGGAATCCCGTATTCTTCACCAAAGCCATCAAGAGCTTCGTTGTCGCAAGTCGATATAAAACGATTTTTCCATACTCTCTTGGCGATAAGGCTCAACATGTATAGCATTGCTCCTAAAACGCGAGCAAGCACTTTAAGTACACCTTTACGAAGCACAGAAAGGCGTCCATAGAATTGGACGGAAAGTTCATTTTCGACAACACGCACAAGTTCATTCAAACTTTTAAATTCCATCTGTATCGCCCCATTTCAACGTATAATCAAACTTTTCGTCATCGCCATCATTATTCACAATCAAAACATTGATAACAACATTTTTTCCTTCAATAAAAGCCGAACAAGATATAGATTTTACTACACCGTCATTAACCATCCATTCAAGAGACTCTTCAACAAGTTTCTTTAACGATCTCGCAGTAGCATCGTTAAGTTTTCCTGGAAACGCCTCATATATATAACCGCCCAAAGTTCCTTTATCGTCAAGAGCATCGCCCCACCATCCGCCCAAAGTAGGCTTTAGGTTCGCCCTGTTTCCAAGATTGCGGGCCCTTGCATAAGTTCCAATAGACAAGATGATTACATTTTCAAGACTCTCGGTTTTAACCAAATCACCAAGAGCCTCATCAAAATTCAGGTCATAAGAACCATCGTGTCTACAATACAGTGCAAGATCACTCATCGCAATAAAAATAAATGGGCGTATTTAACAAAAGTTATTTTTAGGCACAACTTTTTTTTAAACGCTTGGAGTAGGCGCATTCGTAGGGCCAGCCGCCGATGTATGAGTATGCAAAGCAAGGCTTACTGGAGCGAGCTTTGCATTGGCCTTGACATCCAATGAAGCCTCGACACCTCCATTGACAATTAATTTTCCAGCACCATTGCCAGGATTAGCAACAATATCACCAACAGAATTCATTTCGATGCTTCCATCTTCTTTAAGATAAACGCTTGAACCAAACGGAGAATGCACCATTACCTCACCTTCTTTTAATTTCGGGCATTCGCCTCGCATCGCAATTATAACGCCATTATTGCGAGAACCACCAACAAATAACGCAATACCATCAACATCACCTTTTGGACGGCTCGAAAAACCAAACTGCTGCATCACTTCAATGCCGCGCCGTTTTTCTCCAGCCAAAAGCTCAACATCGGCAACCATTTCGCCATCCCTGTATTTGCAAGCCTGAATGACACACTGACCGACAATTAATTTGATTCGAGAAATTATTTTGTCAAAAAAAGCATCAAGATTCATTTTCCATTCACCGCCTTTTTAACAGATTTCCACGGATCATTTACAATCTTTTTAGCCTTGACCTTTTTCGACTCCGGCTGCGGTTCGTAAACATCCGGAGAAACAAGGGTCAAGTTCGTTACTTCGCCCGCCGAATCGCTCCAGGAATACTCCACAGACGAAACAAGCAAATCCAAAGGCGTTTCAACATAAAGTTCAGGCGCATAAAAAGAACTAATTACACCAGGCTCCCAAATTCCCTGGTCATTTTCCCAGCCGTGAACAGTTGCGCGAAAGCCCATCGATTTTGCACGACGAATGCGGCATTCCCAATCAGCTCGCGCCTGGACTTTATCTTTTTCGACGGCGTTAGAATCGACAATTGTCAGCGGTCTATTTCTGGTCACATCCGCGTCAGATGCGGTCGCCACGACCTTTTTGCGTGCCTTGCCCGTGCCGTACACCTTGTAAGTCGAAAAGCGGTCCACAAGCGAGAAATCCACGCTTGCAGCCATCAAATTTTCACCTTGGAACAATGCAGGCCCGCGCGGGCAAGATTCAGGCTTAAGCAAAAACATTTTGCCAAGTCCATTGGAGCAACATAAAATTCCGCGCTCATTACACAGCTTGGAAATCGTTTCAACAGCTTTTGCACCTGGTTCAGTAGAAAACTTTTTGAACGGTTCACCAACATCAACGCCCATTACATTGCTAAAATTCAATCCAAACGCCGCACAGATGGTACGTATAATTTCATCCATTTTTTTGGATTCCCATTCCAGCGGGCTTTCCATGCAGCAATCGGCAAGATCTGAAGAACATTCGCTTCCCGAAACGCTCACAGAATGCGATCCGTTTGAAAAAGATGTTGCAAGGCGGTCCACAAATCCGGAAATTACTTTTGTGCCATTGACAGCAATCTCAACAGTATCACCAGGGAAAAGACGCACTCGGTCAACTTCTGCGTTGCGGGCAACCAGCGAGAGCGAGAACGACGCCGCAATGTGGTCCAACGAGCGGTTGACTCGTGCGCTGGTCCACTCGGAAAACTTACAACCATTTGCAAAGACTTCAATCATTTGGAAAGTACCTTCAAGGTTTCTCTCGTTACCAAAAGCGGATCACCAATGTCATTTCGCTCTATAATGTCATCAAGCTTATCAAGATTTCCGTAACAATCAAAGCAAATCGACAACGCGTCTCTTGTAGACGGTATCTGTAATTCAACAACTTCAGCAAGTCGTGACATTTCATCGCGTAAATACTTAAGGGCTGTTGCCTTTAAATCAGCCAAATTTGCATAGTCATCAATAGATTCTACATCAGCCGATACATCATCAAAAACCGATGTTAAAGTATTTTGAACATCACGAGCTTCATCAGTACTTACAAAAGAACTATTTACCAAAGACTGGACAGCCATGGAAGCCGCCGTCATGACAACAAGTCTATCAATTACAGCAATCAATTCAGATGCAGAAGACTCAGAAGAATCGTTGCGTTTGCTTCGAGACGACATTACAGCAAAGCTTTCATTGACATAATTACTGAAACCACCATCCGGAGAAAAAGTTTCTTTAGTCATCGTCAAAAGACTTTGAATACGGGCTACAAAATCTTTTGGAGTCTTTAAAGCAATCTGAACATTATCGCGAATTTTGGAAATCGTTTGAATAAATTGAGAGACATCACGCATCGATTGCCTTGCACTCTCAATAACATCAATTAAGCCAGCCACATAAGAAGATACGGAATCAATGACAGACTTAGATTTGCCAATAATGCTAAAATTTTCCTCAAAATTTCCTTTAGCAGAATCAATGTTTTCTTCGGCTTTGGCAATCACCGTTCCACGAAGGTCAACGACGCTTCGACCAGATTTCTTTTGCGTTCCTTCCGGAAAGAAAGTCACCGATCCAGAAACAAATTCCTGAACATCCGAACTATACTTGAAGCCATATACCGGGCAACGGGCATTGAACTTTCCGTAATAGGGATGCGAAAGTTCAAAATATCCCTGCGTTTCAAAAGTATCTTCAAGTTTTTCACGGTCCTTATCGCAATTCGGACCAACAAGGAAAATCGAAAAAGTGAACGAACGAGGCTTGCCGCCAACATCTTCATTTATATGCGTGTCAGAAAATGGCAAAGAAGTCGTGACGATATTTCGACCGCCCGAAGATTCAGTTTCTTCGATAAAGAACGGAATGCCGTTGTAAGATGCGGCAACGCACTCCACCTCACCGGACGGAGTGTTCACGCGCACTTTGTACAAAGAATCGGCATATTCATTTTTCCACGGCATCAAACACCTCCCAGCACATAGCCACGAGACCAGTCAAAATCGCCTTGTTCAGGCGGCGTCACCTGAACGCCACGCGGCATATTCTTGAAGTCCACGGCAAACCGATTTGTCACCGTTGTACGGGATTCGCTCACCGCCTGGGCGGCTGTTGCTCCAAGCGTTGCGGGAACGCTCGCCGTTTGGCTATCAAGGTAATCGCTACCAATATCTTTTGCCGTATCAAACTTGATTTCAGGCGCAAAGAATTTGCCAATGCCAGGGATTTTGCCAAGCACCGATTTTGCAGCGTTGAAAGCATTGTTAACACCACCCAAAATCGAATCATAAATCATCGCACCCATGTTCTTGAAAAATCCAACAACAGGATCCACGAAATTAGCCTTGAAGCCATCCCAAATCCACTCGCCAATTGCGACAAACTTTGTTCCAAAGTCTTTAACGGAACCCCAAACATCGTCAACGATGAACGACTTGAGCATATCCCAATTGTCATAGATTTTTTTTACAACATAACCCCACGACACAACCGCCGCAATAACAAGCCCAATACCCGCAAGCACAGGGCCACCAATTGCAGAAGCAATGCCCGTTATCACGGGAATAATCTGAGCAAGCCCAAACGCAATCATCGCGATTTTAGGCACCAACGCGACGGCACCAGCAACAATCAAGCCCCACTTTGGCCCAATAAACTCAACAATCGACAAGACCGTTTTCAAAATTGCTGGAATCTTCGGCAATAGCGACTTAATCAAATCAGTCACAGTTCCAAATACTTCCTTCACCATCGGCATCAGTTCCTTGCGGTTGCCCTTGACAAACTCGCCAACGGTCTTGAAAAGGTCAATGAACACCGGGAAAAGTTCTTCCATGACGGAAGTTTTTAACGAATTTACCGTCTCGCGCAAGTTCTGCAATTCGTCATCGAACTCTTCGGCACGGGCGGCACCCTCTTCGGAAAAACCGCCACCATGCGACTCAAAATCGGCAATGAGCTGGCTAATGTTTTCTTTACCACCCGAAAGCAGTTCCGACATTTTCAGACCACTTTTGCCAAATAGCTCTTGAGACACAAAAGCCTTTTGTTCAGCCGTCGAAAGCTTTGTGTAGCCATCGGCAATATCCTTGATTAAAGCCGTGGAATCCTTGTAATTCGAAAGCTTTTTGCCGCCAAGAATGGCGTCGAACATCTTCAAAGATGTCTTGTCACCGGCACGGGCCTTGCCAAGATTGACATTAAACTTTTTCAATGCGGAGTCCATTTCTTCAGTGGACATTCCCGCATGTTGCGCCGCCGATGCAAATGCCTGGTAATCCTTGACAGAGAGTCCAACCATCCTGGAAGTCTTTGCAATCTTGTCACCAGTTGCGGCAAATTCCTGAGCCATCGCAAAACTTTTGGCAAAGGTATCTTTGACGGATACACCCAAAGACTTTATTCCAGAAGCGAACGCCTGCACACCGGCAAGCGCAAAAGCCTGTTTCATCTTAGTCTGCAAACCGCTCACAGCCTTGCCAATGCTGTTAATTCCGCCAACGGCACCCGTCACGGAATGTTTATCAACACTAAAGCCCAATTTTGCTAAAATCGAATTCGCCATAATTTCAATATAAATTGCAAGACTATTTTTTAGCCCTTTTTTGACACATGTTAAAACGGTAAAGTCCGAAAGAATAACTTTCGGACTAAGCGGATCAGGTCAATCAGAATGAGATATTATTTCTTTGTTTTCGGAGTTTTCCATTTGAGAAATTTCATCGCCGCATTGACGCTGTATTTAAATTCGTCCTCGTTCAGACTCATTATCTGGTCATACGGCCAATGGAAAACGCCCGCAAGCACGGCAAAGCCATCATCAAGGCCTAAGCTTCGCCACCGGCTAAAAAAGGCTTTGCAAGCGCCCCAATCTTACTAATATCGCGGGAATCCATATTCAAGACGACGGCTTCAGTTAAACCCGTTGCAGCGGCAACAAGTGCAATTGTTGCGGAACCTTCGCCACCGGCATTGCCAATGACCTTGACATCACGGCCTGTAAACTTTTCCTTCACGGAAACAGTTTCAATCTTTTCGCCATTCGATTTTGTAATTGGTTCAATCAATGTGTAGTCCATATTTTTACTCCTTTTATGGATTGTTACAAATTAAGCCGCGTCCAGGAATCGAACCCAGACAAGCTAGAAGCGTAGCACTCAAGTCGCCTCTAGCTTGCTCCCACGAGCGCGGATATCGTAAAGAAGGGGGCTTTTACGATTTCTGGTCATCCGCAGGACCTGCGGAAAATTCAACGGCAACTTCGCCATCTTCGCAGTTTTCAGTAATCGGAGCGCTACAGCAAGCATTTTCCATGACAAAAGTCTTACCGTTCGGCTTTTTGAGCGTAATTGTCGCTTTGCGAGTTTGCTGCAAATCGACAATATCCAGTGCACTCAAATCGACAAGCGTCAAAGAAATCTTGCTAGGACTATCGCCAACGCATTTGTCGCCAAGATGAATGCCGCCCGGACCAATGACAGGTTCGTAATGCTTGCCGCCATATTCAATGTTCGGATGACCTTTTAAGTTGTACTGAAAACCGTTGATTTTAAATTCGTATTCGCCACCAACAACATCAATTTCGTCCATTGTCAGGCCTCCTTAATCGTGCAAAATTTTAGATTTGGAAATGAAGAACTGCTTAATCAGGTGAACCGGAATCAAGAAGTTCATAGCATACGGATTATTCGGGTCAAGTTCGACAACGAGGTTTTCTGCAAAGCCTTCGGAATCGTAAACGAGTCCAGCCTTTTCCCAGTCCTTATAGCACTTGATAAGTTCAGCCTTGCCAAGGCTCGGCGTCATCACCTGTTGACCGGCACCAAATTTGGAACCATCCGGAGCAAGCTTCGCATGAGCGTACTTGAGAGCAAGATAGTTATTCCAGTACCAACGGAGATAAGACAACGTAAGAACAGTTTCAAGCTGCAAATAAGAATCGTCCGGAACATTCTGGGCGTTTCGCTTGTAGGTCGTCACGATGCGGCTCGTGAACACGCTACCATCTTCAGCGGCAACCATCACAGCGCAACCAGATTTCAAAAGACGGTTGTTGCCATCCGCGTCTTCACGGTCATCACGCTTCGGAGCGACAACGCCAGCAACAGCCCAATTGTGGAGCGGAGCCGCCGGGTCGTTCAGCGCCTTCGGGGCAACGCAACCAAACAAAGCCGAAGCCTTTTCAGCGCCAGAAGTCGGAGACTTCGGGAGAGCCGCAAGAACAATTTCCTGAGAGTTCAGCGCATTCGCCTTTGTCGTGAAGGTAGATTCGCTACCGCCGTTAAGGCTGAAGCACATCACGCCCGTTTGCTGGACCATTGCTGTCCAACGAACATCCAACATTTCCTTGATGTAGGTAATGTTAGCCGTTTCGTCGGAGCCGATGACGATCATGTTGAACCAGTTGCCAGCGCAAGTCGTAGAAACATTTGCATCTTCGAATTGCGGGTCAGCACCGCCACCAGCCATCGCGGAAAGCGCAATACTCAAGCCGTCCGGAAGCGTTTCGCCTTGATTGTGATTCCAGCGCACATCGAGGCCGTTGCCGAAACCGCCCTTGTTCTTTGCGGTCAAAGTAACAACGCCGCTAGATGCAGAAGCCGTAACAGGCAAATTCGTCTTTGCCGTGACAGCAGCAACAACCTTGTCCGCAACATCGGCGGCGGAATCGCCAGCCAAGACATTCACCGGGCAAGTCTGGCCGCCAATCATCAGGCGCACAACGCCGTTTTCCTTGAGCGTAGCCGGAGAACCTGTACCGGCGACCGTAAAGGTCAAAGTACCGGTTGCGGCGGCAGAAGTGGAATCGTCTGCAATCGGAAGCGCCCAAAGTTCGCTGGACTTGGAGTTCTTGCGGAAAGCCTTGATCATCAAAGCAAGCTGGGAACCAGCGCCAAACAGTGCATCAGCCTGGGCGTCGCTCGTGATCAAAGTGAGAGAACCGTTTTCGCTCATCTTCGAGCTCAACGGCTGACCGATAATCAAGTTTTTCCAAGGAATTGCGCCGGTTTTCGGAGACAAAGCCCCGCCAAATTCCGTCGCAAAAATTGGATACATGTTATCGGCAGGAATTTCGTTAAAAGTCATAATCTAATTCCCTGCGGAATCACCCGCTGTTGAAGCTTCAGCCTGTTGTTCTCCAGGTCTCAGCTCGGTTACAAAAGTCATCGACTGGCTACCATTCTTAAGCTCATTATTTGCACGCAAAAAGTCTTTCGTTGCAGCCGTGCGGTCGATTTTCGCAGTAAACGAGACCTCGAAAGTCAATCGAGCCCAA